CCTGGCATGGGATAGTACAATTTGGCCAAGCGTATGGCATCTCGAGCACTGTCGTCTGAATCATCAAACTCAATCACTCTATCTACCATGGAGAGATTTTCCACAATGGCTCTGCGCTCGGTCATGGGCATGAACGGTCGGCCTTTTTTGCGTACCAACCAGTCGTCTGAATTGAGTCCAACAACCAGTCTATGCCCCAGGGCCTTGGCTGCTTGGAAGTAGGCAATGTGCCCAGAATGCAGTGGGTCAAATCCACCTGTGACAATTACTATTTTCATGCGGATATTTATCTACGTAGATTACGAGGACAAAGTGTTGTGCTGTAATTCTAATATCAACTCTGATGGCCCTGCCCAGTTTGAAAACTTTTGCTGCCACCAATCTTCTGAGTGCAAACTGGCGTAGGGTTTTTTTAAGTTTTTTGGAGGCGTCATCCCTATGCCAACGATGCACACTTTTGCTGTGACTTTTTGTAATTTTTGTTTTATGTCATCAATTTGCTGATCTGTACAAAATTGCAACACATCAAGACATAAACTACAATCAAAAGAAGAGTTCCAGTCTGGCTCTTGACTGGCAGGCTCGTACCCTGGATCAAATTGATATACTGCACTCAGTGATATACCCAAACTGTTGTGTATCTCATACACGCTGTACTGATGCCCTTTGCCGCAGCCGTAATCCAATAGAGTTTGACAACGGTGTTTTTTGAATGCCAACTCAATTGTTGGAAGATATTGCAAAGTACCTTTGCCAGCCCAATTTTTATTGCCAGCATGAAATTGTTTTACTAAATCTAATTGAGTATTCATGTTTTAAACTTTCTCCAATATCAATCGTAGTTCAGGACTGCCATTGGGATTTTTTCTTGGTTTGGCTGTGAAGTTCACAGTCTCAGACCATATAATGTTGCACTGATCAAACTGTTGCTTTATTCGAGCCATCCACCAGTCTGCATTTTCTATGACCAAGTGTGCGTTACGCCCATCCAGCAAGCGTTTTTTTGCAGGATAACAAGCAATCAGTAGAAAGGCAGCACGAGAAAACTTGCTTTGCATCAGTTTTAAAGATTTATCCAACTGAGCAGGCTCAAAGTGTTCTATCACATCACAACTGACCAAACAATCATAGGTGCCAACGGGCACAACATCATAAGCAGGATTACCAGGATCGTAACCCGCCGACTTTTGAATACCAGGGAAATCTGCTTGCACACGGTTGAGAAGATTGCCATTTGCACACCCCCAATCTACTAGACTACACGGTTGATACTTGGCAACAAAATCATGTACCAAGTTGTATTTAGGTAAAAGTTCTTTGTATATACCTGTCATGCTATTATATATGGCTCACGCACCACCAGAATCCTATCCAGATCTCAATGAAAAATATTACTAGAAAAAATTCCATCTCTGCTAAATCTCGTTGCCAGCGTTCTTGATCAGTCATGTTATACCGTGATATCTTCCATGCCGGCTGTGCGCAGTCGTACCACGTGACCCATTTGCCATTGCTTGGTGTCCAAGCCCTTCATGATCCCCAACCAACGATTTCGTAGCAATGCAACTTCATTTATGATAGTTTCAAAGTCCACTACTTCTTCTTCGCCATCCACATACTTTTCTGCATCACGTGCGGTAAGAGCACGAGCATATCCTTCGAGATATTTCTTGAAGTGCCGGGTACGTATTTTGCGCAGTTGAATGTTGAGAAAGTTCAACACAGCCTCAATCTCTTGCAACTGATTGAATCTATGCTCTGTTATGCCCGGCAACGCAGTAATGTTCTTTTCTACCAAGCCGCCGATCTTGCAGTCACGTTTGGCATCAGTTAACTCTGATTCAAAGTGTGCAATGAAGTCAGGTATGTTGCCGAGGTCTGCTACTACTTTACTGTACCACATGTATGTCCAGCCATTTCAAAAAAGATTTAGGAAATATATTAAGATTTAGAGATCTACGAACTGAGAATTGCTGTAAAAAACTTTTAAGATGTTGTCGTTGTTGTTCTGTTGGATCAATTTTTAAACTAGAAATAATATGGTCTTTGTTTTTAAACTCGTGTTTATGCAGGTCATGAATAATTTTTTCTTTTGATTCATCATCAACAACATTCATTGGCATGAAGGTAGGAACATGTACTACATCAATTTCTCGTGTCCAGTCAGAATATTGATTTAAAAATTCTGGAAATCCGTGTATGGTCAAACACGACAATGTGCTGTGAATCATAGTAGATATTGTAGATTTTTTTAACTGGTCCAACATAAAACATGTATCATTCCATCGAGCTCCGTTGCGATTAAACTCATATAGATCACCAAGATTTTCGGCACTGACACATACCAGCACATTGGGGTAATTTTGTAATTTGTTAATTACATCGTGAAACCGTCCACAAGATAATCCAAGACCGGTAAAAATTTTTATCTCATTTACATGTTTGACCAAGTCAAGTAATTCAAATAAAAAATTATTTAAAAACGGTTCTCCACCAGTTATAATTATTTTTTTAACGTCCGTTGATAGTAATGCAAACTCATTCAGTATTAAATCAGTGTGTTTTGAGTGTTTCTTTTCTGATTGGCTAAGACGACTTGTTATTTTATCAATGGACGTTAACTTGTACGATGGGGCATTATATCCAGTGCTGTCAAGGTTAACATAGTCACCATGCTGGACCAGGTCTCGCCTCCATGCTGTGCTGAATACTCTAGTACAATAACTACAAGCAAGATTACATTCGCTAGTCAGATTAATGTCAATAATTTCTGGTGTTGCAATTGGATCAAGATGGGTGCGCACAGGCCCCCCTTCAAGTATCCTTGGTCCCACAGCACCAACATCTTCTGCACGATAACAATTTTGTTCACAGCTGGAGTTGCGTTTATTTTCCAACATAAGTTTTCGTTCATTTACATTGATGTCCGTGTTGAAAAGATTTCCAGGATTTTTTTGCAACCATTTTATGTCAATTACATGTGGCGCAGCAGCATGACAATTATATGTAGATTTTTGTTCTACATCAATTTTCAAAAAAGTAAATTTATTTCTGCAATAGTAATCTCTATCAGTAGTCATCTTCTTGATTGTAGTTGTCCTCTTCGTCAATATCTTCTTCTTCCTCTTCTGCATAATCCTTGTCGTTATCCAAGTATGCAGTCAAGGCTTTTTTGATGTCTGAATCACCTTTGAAGGCGTTTCGGATTTCTTCAACGTCATGATCGTGATCAATCAGGATAGACACAATGCTTTCAGCAGCATCTATACGATCTACCACATTGACGTATCTTTTTAATTCACCCCAAATTTCGCTTGCTACTTCTGCTGACATTATTATTCCTCCGTAGTGTCGGCTGTACTTACCTCTGTCTTGATGTTCTTGAAGTCTGTCATGACTTTGTCCAGGCATCCATCTTCGTTTGCTTCCCAGGCCTTGCGGAATTGTTTAATTATCTCGCCTTCACTGGTAACAAATACCAAACGATTGCCTTCTTTCTTGAGCATGCCTTTTTTCTCTGCCAGATCAGTCAGGCCACTGTAGGGATTCATACCTGTTTCGTAGGGAATTTTAACCTGCATGCCTTCAAATGGTTTGGCATAACGAGTTTTCATTACTTTACAACCGGCACGAATGCCCATGACTTCGGAGATCTTGTTGCCGTCTTCGTCCTCTTTCAGTTTCATTTTCTTCATGGCCACCACAATACTTGACGCATAGATAAAGCCTTGACCACCTGAGATCTTGTCATCTGGATCAAACATGTCTTGACTGGCGTAGGTATGATTGGTACAAACCATTCCAACATTGAAACCACCAAACATGTTGACTGAATTACGAACCAATGACGTTAGTGCCTTGGGCTTGCGACCCATGTCACCTTTCATGTCACCTGCTTCAAATTGGTTGACATCAGTTGGTGTCAACAACATGCCCAATGAGTCAATCACCCATAGCACCTTCATGCGTTCACCGTCCGGCAGGGCTTTGTAGTCAATCATGAATGTTGAAATAGCCTTGGCCACATCATCAATCATGCTCATGTTTAATTTTAGCAACTTATCTGCGCCAGTGTCCACACCCAGTGCATGTAGCCATGTCTCATCCAGTGCATTTTCTGTATCAACCAAGATAACAAAAATACCTTGCTCTTGTGCGTTCTTCACAATGTTGCCTGAACAGATGTAACTCTTGCCTGCCCCGGATTCTCCGGCAAACACTGTGATCTTGCCCAAGGGAATGCCTCGGTTGAAATCTCCGCTGATGAGATAGTTCAAGGCAAAGTTGCCTGTTGAAATCCAATCTGTTGGATCATTGAATCCAATACTCAGGCCTTCGATGCTTTTGGTAATGTCCTTGCGGAACTTGCTTACGTCAAATGGTTTTCCCATGATTAATCCTTATGTTTCAGTTATTATACACGTTTTATTAAGTGAGATCAAGTTATGATGAGCCAATTTACATTTCTCCCAACCTATTTGAAATATATCTGGCTCATACATAAATGCATTGCTAATCCAAACAAAACTATTGTCTAAAAATTTTGGATTTGCAAACAAATCAATCAATTCAAATTTAACTTTTGTGCGGTGCCATGTTGGCCAAAAGTCAACAACATCCTGCGGAGGGTTGTACTCTCCGTAAGTTGGAGGAGTTACATTAATTGTGTTAGGTAATGTGGCACAACTGTGCAAGAATTGTTGGTATTCAAGTTGTCGTTGACATTTATCGTATATTGTGATTGATTCAAATGACTCGACGCCAAAATTTTTTATTAGTTGCACACTTTTCCAGCCACTGGCTAAACCATAAAAATGCTGTGCATCTGTTGTGGTAGATAGAATTGGTTCAGTGTTGTCTAGGTATACTAATTTATTAGATTTTAAAACAACTTTATACAGATTTTCAAGTATGTATAACTGTTTACTCCCAACGTGATACGGCGGCCTTTTATGAACTTCATATGTGTAATCAGGAGTAAACTGAATTAAATCATTGTGACCCCGAGCATCAACTAAAGTGTTTACAGTTGGATGTTGATGTCTAAATGTTGTAGTAACAAATTCACCGCTGTTGATAATGATACCCTTACTATTAACAATATCAGCAACGCCATCGACTACCATGCAATCATACGCCCAATTAGTTCCTTGATTTTTTGCATCAAAAAACAATTTGGTCTGCGTGAATCTCAACAGCCCTGGATTCTTATGTTTGTCAATGATAAAAATTTTGTTCATAACTTGATTTAACTATACCAGGCTTTACTTTGGAATGCACAATGATGTGTGTTCTAACTTGATTCGAGTTGTTAAGTGCAAAATGTCGGTTACTTATGTCAACCATGAATGCTGTACCTGTTTCAAACGGTACTGTGCCATAATCTAAAAAACGAAACTCACATCCAACGGGATGATTAATAGCAATATTTGTTTCAAAAAAACCCGACTCAACTCTATCTTGATGCGGCAGTATATATCCTTGAGGATCAAGCCACATAAATCTAATTCTCCCAGTATTGTCAGTTATTTCAAAATTGTTTTTGATAAACTCAACAGTGCAAGGACACTGTTGTGCAATTGACGTCCACAATTTAGGTGCTGTTGTATTTTCAGTTATGTCGGGAGATTCACCATACAAAGTTAAACTCTTCCATCCAGAGTTTCGATAGTTACCAAATGAATCATTGGGCCTGTGCAGTACACTTTGATGATATAACTGATTTGCTTCTGTTAAAATATTTTGGTAAGGAATTTGCAGATTTAATTTTAACCAAGGCAATTTACTGGCTGTATAAATCCATTCTTCACTGGGAAGATATTTCAAAAAAGAATTGATTATTTTGTTCATCAGTATTGCGTATTAAAATTTTTCTAATATCAGTTAATTTTTTATCAAGATCTAATAGATTGCCCAAGCTGATTAATGCTCCAGCGATTTCAACATTGTGATGTTGGCACCACTCTATATAGTTGGATGGCGGCTGTCTTACTAAAGGACGACACAAAGAAAATTCAATAATCCCGCTGAGCATTTGGTAATCATTGGTGTCTGTATCAACAATGTTGTCATCCCAATTTCTAAACTTTTCCCAGGTTGATCTTCCAAGATTGTCAAATCCCAGCATCAAATTATCGATGTTGAATCCTGTAATTTGTTTTCCAAATATATTTTCAACTTGAAATGGATCTTGATCATAGTTTACAAACTCATACTTGAAACTATTTTCAAGCTCATGAATGTTCGAGTTTATATTCCTGTAATCTACATCTGCATTCTTCATAGCCCTGAGTAAAGACACTATTCTTGGGTGTGCTATACCAGTTTTAACCCAGTCTCGATGCAGTTTGTTTAGGTAATCTTGATCAAGTAAATCTCCAGACCAATCATCAATAACAAACGGTAGTTTGTTATTAAATTTTTCAATATTCTGTATGCTATTTTGCAATGCTGGCACTAGATCATTGGAAAATTTTTTTGTCTTGCAAAAAAATTTGTTGGCATTTTTTTGCGTTATTTGATCTAAATAATAATCAAAAAGATCTGGGAAAGTAACCTTGAATGCAATTTC